CTTGCGCGTCCTGTTGTGCCTCTTAATTGTGTTTCTTCTATATCAGCCAGTGACATCCCTCTTGCAGTTCGACCTGCAAGCCTTGTAGCTTCTAGCCCACCTGCACCATATAATCTTTGTGCTTCGCCTAACTGTGATGTAATTCTTTCTTGTTCAAGCCCTCGTGTAGCTACTGCACGCTGCAAAGCACCCTGTATAGATGCTGCCTCAGCACCACCCGCACCAATAAGTGCCTGTTCTCTTGCAAATCTTTGCTGCCTTGCTGTTGTGGCTATACCCGTTCTTGATACAGCGGCATCGTAATCAGCCTGTATTCTTTGTGCTTCTGGACTCTCTGCACCGTATCTTGACCTTGCCTCTTGAAGTTGTTCAGCAAGCTCACCAGTTTCAATATCAAAAGCCTGTCCCGCTTCTCCACGCCTTGCGAGAATATCGGCCTGCGTAAGACCTAATTGGCTTAATGCTTCGGCTCCTCTCGCTGTAATATCAGCCTGTGTGATGCCTAGTCCTGTACCTGCCTCACCCAATCTTCTTGATATGTCGGCCTGTTGCTCTGTTAATTGTCTTTCTGTTAGTGTACGCCTTCCCGCAATGTCTGCCTCTGTAAGACCATATTGAGCACCCACCTGTGCACGTCTTGCGTCAATCTCATCTTGTGTAAGACCTAGCTGACTTAACGCCTCTTCTCCCCTTGCTGTTATATCAGCCTCTGTTATACCGAACTGCCTACCAGTCTCGGCTTCTCTTGCTCTAACATCTGTAGCCTGCAGGTTTAACCGTTGTAGCCCCTCCGTCCAAGCTCTTGATGCTGCCTGCTCTTCTAAGCCAAGACCACGCTCTGCAAGTCCATATTCCTCACCGAGAAATCCAAGCTGGGCAGTTTGTTGGTCTTGGAGTGTATCTATAAGACTCTGATATCTCTGCTGTTGGAACTGAGGAATGAACTGTTCCATGGCCGCTGGGTCTATCCCAGGGAACATTTCTGCAAGATTTCCGTAGAAATCATCTCCGCCAAATAATGCTAGTTGCTCTGGGGTTAATCCCATACCCCCAAATAAATCAGCATAACTCGTAACTGGGTCAACGTCAGCATATGGGTCTACTGGCTCTTCCCATCTACCAGTATCGGGATTCCAAACTAAATTCTGACACTCTGCAACCTCGCCAGAATATTCGTATCCCTCGCACTCAGTCTCTACGTACTGATTGCCGTCCCACTCGAATTTTACTTTAGTATTAATCCACATTATTATTACTTACCGAAGATTTGTTGCAATATCTGAGTTACGTCCCTTCCTCCATATGTTCCTGTATATGGGTCCCAATCTGCACTTGGAGCAGTCCTTGCAATTCCAAGAATGTCTGGTCCCCAATCTCTTCCAGCTCTTACTGGCATATTTGTTACATCATATGGATTTGCAATTCCAGGCAGCGCATCTAATCCTTGAGTTAGAAAACTTCCCATGCCAGACCCCATAGTTTCTTCCATTGCATATGTTGTAGCATATTCTGGTCCGCCAGCGAATGTAGGTGAGAGCTTTGCAACGGGGTCTGCATATGGGTCTAATAATTTTGTTAATTCTGGTTCAACTGCGACTGTTTTTGCCACCTTTGCACCTGCACCTGCTTTCGAAACCATACCTTTAAAATATTCTTTAATACCTGGAGTAGCGAACATCAATGCCATTTGCTGTGCAACAGATTCTTTTGACGCTTTAAACATGTCATTCATACTTGTTCCTAGCGTATTGATTTTGTCAATATCGGACCTAATGGTTTCTCTTTCACCGCTTAGAAAATATCCGCTCGACAGATTAGCAATATCAGCCTCATTAATTTCTTTGTATTTATAAGTAGAGGCTCCCATGCCCGTTTTTTCTGCAAATTTACTTGCAGATTTTCCAGTAAGTGCTTTTGAGCCAAAATATGCACCTGCGGCAGGTATGAGAATTGCACCCAATGGTGTAGCGGCAGCTGCTGTCATCGCCATAGGAGCAAGCAAACCGCCTAACACACCCCCAAAAAGACCACGTCGCTTCTGCCTACCCTCTCTTGTCGTTCGTCTAGTTTCTTCTGTTAGCTGTTGTGACGCAATGTCTTCTCGACCCCTCTGAAGCTCTCTTTCTTCTTTTCCTACCTGTATTCCTGCCCTAGCCTGAGCCATAGAGGCCATTGCTCGATTTCTATCTCTTACGTTTGACAGTAATGCATTAAACGCTGAAGCCACTATTCCATCTCCTCCCACACGTTAGTCGTTACCAGTGTCGAATCTCTCTCTTCAACTGGTAGAAATTCTGTGTAATATAATTTTGCTCCCAAGCGAATATATAATCTCAGGTTCTTGCCGGGAACTCGTGCGTAAGCCCTTTCTCCATCCATCATCTGAGATACTGCAGGTGGCTTATCCGAAATAGCAATAGGACGCTGTGTCATATTCCTGAGTTTTCGTTCCTGTGCCTGCATTAACTCACTCGCTTGTATACAGGTCTATATTCAATAGACATATCATTTATTTGTATTCCTTCCGACGTACCCGTTGTAGTGGTCGGATTTGTAATTTTAAATCTTATGCTCTGACAAGAAATTGGACTGCTTGAAGTGGCTCGTAGCTTCTTCCACCCTGTTCCCGTACCACTGAAATTGCCTGTAAGCTGGTCTGAAAAGCTTGTACCGCCATCTGTAGCATAGTATATCGGTTGTGTCTGGTCATTATCGCTTTTATAAGTTAGTGTAATACCATATACCTTTTTTATTCTGCCGGGGTCACCAAAGTCTATATCTTTCGTAGTCACCTTGAAATTCTCAGCGGTAACGTCACGAATATCATCTGACCATTCTTTTACACTGTAATTATCAGCAGTAGAATTCCACAAGTTTCCACCAGTGTAAGAACCCCAGTTCGCATTGGTATTGGTCCAAGTCAAATCTCCAGTAGTAAGATTCTGATAGGTGGTTGTCATATTACCGTTCCAATCGGAAACTATATTACTTCGGTTTACGTTCGTATCAAATGCTGCTTGTCCCGACACCCAAGAACCTGTACGAAAGTCGTATACGTATACATCTCCATCTGTGGCAAAAGCACTTTTCAAAATAACGAGATAATATTTCTTTGGATTATAACCTATTACAGTATTTGCATTTACATAATCTTGCCAAGTAGACTCCTTAATCTTATTTCTCAAAAGGTTTGTAACATTGTTTCCATCATACACAAAAAGACCAAATTTGTTTATCCAACATATACCAAACTCTGTCTTTACTGATGCGTGGGGATGCTCTATACCAGAAAAGTCTTTTATCTCTTCCAAGAACCAGTTGGCTGGAGAAGGAGAAGCTATATTAAGAATATAAAGTTTCCTCGTCTTGAACGCCAATAATCTGTCTGAATATTCCTCAAGCTTAATAAACTCTTCAGAATCTCCCTTAACAACGTCAATAAAATAACTTCGGGGAAACGTATCAAACTTTCCTACTGGAGTGTACATAATCCTGTCACGCATTTGAATAGTCTGACCGTCTTCGTTCTCTGTCTTTATATTAGCTACAAAACATCTTCGATTGGCCACTACTGCGGTCTTGTATCCTTCTCCGTTACCTGATATGGTAATCTTACGTTCAGAAGGAAGAAAACCATTTAATATTTCATATGTTTCCAGACTTGGAGCTAGAGATACAACGCTATTTACATATACTTGGTCACCGCTATTTTTTACCCACGCTGAATAATCACCACTCAATCCTGCTCTAGCACCACGTGCCATATCAATATCCATAAGCAGTGCCCAAGGGTCATCTGTACCATCTACTCTTACATAAACCCTTGCACCAGATATCCTTTCATCAAAGGGTGCGGTTGCATGCAGATTCATTGTCACTTTATAATTGTCCGCACTCGGTGTAAATGTATTGTTTGCCGTAGGAACATAAAGTAATGATTCCTGATGACCGTCATAAATAAACGAAGTGGCAATCTGATATGCCACAGCATCATAACCACCGCCAGATACAGACGCTGCCGTTGTGCTGAATTGAAATCCAGCACCTGCAGATGGATAATTAGATGCGTGAATAACAAGCTCTGTAGGTGCAGCTAATGTGTTTACATTGGAGAACCAGTTGTCAAAACTTGTAGTAGAAGAAAGACTCAGACTACCAAAGTGCTGTCTCTTAACGTAGCCATACCAGTAAGGCTGAACCGAAGCACCAAATGTTCCATCAGCAATCCTCAAAGCTTCATCGGAAAAATAGTAAACAGCTTTAATAAGCTTTGTAATGGTGGGAGTGCCAGCTTCATTAGCTTCTGTATCAAGAATACCGCTATGGTCAAGTGTAATCGTACTTGCAGTCACATTCTTAATCCTAACACCATTAAGATTGTTGTCTGTATCATCAGTACATCCCGATATCGCAATAATGTCGCCCTTGCGGAACCCATTGGATATCATTGTACTGTCATCATCTACAATAGTATCATTCGTACCAGAGCCAGAATTATCTGTAAATGCTAATTTATTTGCGGCAAATGTATCACCTGTAGCCGTACCTAAGTCAACTTGAGAGCTGTTAAATGCATCACCTTTAAGGTCGTATAGGTCTATCGTACCCGTAAGACCATCGCACATTGCAAACCAGTTCTCGCCCGTGTCTAATGCGGAAGAACCTTGCTCATGGTCAGACTCGAATACAAATGCACCATATCCGGGCGTAATGTGCCCTGCGGTACCGTCTGGTATATCCGTATGTGTTGAGTCTCCGCCTAATGGTTTGATTGACATTCTCTCATCTAAAATGATATTGTCTGTTTCAGAAAGCTGATTGTCAGCAATATCACGTGGATTGAAAGCGTCGTTAAGACCGCCAGAGAAATCTTTTAGACCATAGAATGCTTTAGGCATGTAGTGCTCTCCTAACCCATCCGTAATAATACTTTTCTAACTCTGGTCGAGTAAGTGCTAACCTAGCATATTCCATAAGTCTGTAAGCCCTTAATCTCTCAGGCTCTAATTTTGCAGTCGCTTTAATTGTTTTTGGTCCCACTTTACCATCTACTTGAATTTTAGATTTATTCTTCCCATTACATGCACGTTGCAGTATCTTGGCGGATTTGGCTATCCCCTGATTAACCACCATATCAAAGTACTGCCCCTGCAACTCGTCAGGCAGTCTTTCTATTTTAGCTGGTAGCCAATAATCATCTTTATATATCTCCACGGCATCATCCATTGTAAGGTTCTTTATATCAACCTTTGGATATGCTTTTTTAGAAATACCGTACTTAGTTTCTCCGCCGGGGTCATCAGGGTCGTTTACATATCCACCTTCACGACCAATTACCTTAGTTATTTCCTGATAAAAAGGCATTATTTTTTCTTCATTACTTTCACGCCCATCAAAACCTTTTTGGCAGCCGTCCATACGAGGTCATCCATTTTGCTAGGTGACATAGCCACCACCTTGTCTACCACAAGAATACCTATTGTTACGTATTCCCAGTTTTGCATTATCATGTCCATTGTACCATCTCCTATTTAAATAATATCCAATCTGACGCGGTGAAATTGACATTTGGGTCATCACCTTCTTCTTTTTCAGGGTTGACAATTTTGTCATTTCTATCATATCCTTCCCAACTACATCCCTCATAGAAGAACATCACAAAAGCAAAAACGAAACATATTCCAAGAGTTGTTGCAAAGGCGTTCCCGAACTTCTGATTCCAATTCTCCATATCCTTAATATCTTTGTTCGTTATGTCTGGCTCTCCCCTCCATGTCTTCACTGTCCTCATTTCCTATCGTTTTCTTATTCCAATTTTTTCCAATAAAGATTTATTCTCTTGTATAAGCTCTTCGTTATGATGCTCAATCTCTTCTACATGCTCTTTTTCCATCTGGTCTAGCCTCATCTGTATCCCTACTATCTCATCGTGTATCTGCGTTATCCTAGTCCCGTGGTCATCAAGTGTGCTACTGACTTTAAAATAAGAAGCTGTAAGCAAAACAGAGGCTGTGATAATCTGTATGAGCCACTTGATATTGATGTTGATATGAAGGCTATCATTGAGACTAGTCATTCCCCAAACACTACACTGCTAACCAGAGCAAGAATAGACCCAAGAACAACACCAACAAGCGAACCCAGCCCCCTAAGCCACGATACTTGTTTCGTAAGTTCAGATTGTCGCACATCCAATCCTCTAAGATTGTCCTTAATCCATCTGACATCGGTTTTGACCTCAGCCAAATCAGTTTTTAAGCTCTCTCTCCAATCAGTCAGCTCTTGTCCGTTCATTCTTCATTTCTTCTTTAAATATCCACTTTGTTTTAGGTGGCGTTGACACGTATAAATCAATAGAGTTATGAGCACTCCCCAGAATACGTGTGGTGCTACCTGCCTTACCGATACCAGTATCATGGCACTTACAACTGCAATCGCACACGCCATTACTGGGTCTTTCATTCTTCATTTCTTAATCTATCCACTTCTTTCTCAAGAGTGTCAAGCCTAAATACATTAGCCTGTATATCACCCTGCAGTGCATACCACATACCTAGTAGGGATATAAGACCAGTCACAGCCGCCACCATAGTTTGGATTGACAACGTGAATTTTTTTTTAAGTATCTCCTCATCAGCCACAGGTACTATAGCGGGTAGTGGTGATACCTTAGATACAACTGGTTTTGGAGCAATCTTCTTCTGTAAAATTTGTTTCTGTAATAACCTATCTCGTTTTGCCTTCTCTCTCTCAGACTGTGCTTCCTTGGCTTCCTCTAACATAACCCCCGTTAAATCTTCTACTGTGACATACCCAGCCGCAACTAGAATCTCTCCTAGCTTTCTGTCATCACCATTAGACTGCTTATTAATAGCCTCATTAAGCTGTCGCTTAGTGATAATGTCAGCATCCATTAATAGACTGCCGAGCTTAGTCTTATGACCCATCGGTAAACTTGACCTCAAATACATCATGGTCGTCAGTTCCTTTATACTCTATCTGAGTAATATCTGCTTCGCCACCGAAATGTTGAGCAATACCCTTTAGTGTACCTATAGCCAAAGGAGCTAATCCATCTCTCGGAGACTCATAATGAATTTCAAAATGATTGTCTCCAAGTTTATTTATTTCAAACGAGGGTGGAGCTAAGTTGGGTAACATCTCTGCAATCCTAACGTGCATCTCATCCAATCCCTCAACGAAAGTTTCAAAATCATGACCAAAGGCATTGAAGTATTCTCCATATCCTTTAGGTGCAACATCAGTTGCCCAGTAAACACCAAACATCTCTAGCACATCTGATGCCGGCACCCCCAATATCTCTGACGTAGCCCCAACAAGTGAATACGTAACAGAATCATCATATCCTTCCATACCATCAAACACATCATCTCCTACTCCAGAAGATTCAAGTACTTGTTCCCACACCTCTTCACCAGCCTCTCTTGTGACTAAGGTTCGGATAGCTTCGTTAATCATTCCGTACATTACTTGTATTCCAATTCCATTGTGTATGATACTACAACATCTGTGGGCCAATCATCTGTTGCCCATTTCTGTTTAGAGAAAAATTCTCCGTAACCATGACTAAATGGATAAGCCCAATCTCTTGCATTGTCGGGCCAAGGTACAAAATGTGTTTTATCCATTACGTTACCCAAATTTCTTTCATTGTTCCACTCAATGATGTAACCAGTAAGAAAAACAGAATCAACAGGAGTTGAATCCAGTTTCGTGACAGCATACCAGTAACCGAGTTCCACACTGTCTACTCCGAATGGATAGAGCTGGGCTTCTGATGTAATTCCAAAAGATGCTTCGCTTTCAACATATGAAGTATCATGGACTTGAACATAGAGCGTATCCCTTATCTCATAGATTTCGGGAACATATACTATCTCTGGGTCTAATTGGCATCCGAGAAGTATGAGTGGAAGAATCCATTTAAGTGCCTTTGCCAACTTTGGATTTCTTCTCCTTCTGTGGAGGAGGTATTACCTCACCATTTTTAGGTGTGGTCTCAGCCTCTACGTCTTCTAATGCCTGTTTATAACCCATCAACTGATGTTGTTCAGCAGTTATGACCGCAATCTGCTGCGGAATCTCTGCGAGTCGTGCATCTACCTGTTCTAGCGTTAACACCATATTATCTCCTATTGATTAAGGCTTTGGATGAGCGTCTTTCACCGCTTTAATGGTAACCTTCCACGCATCTATCCCTTCGTGATAGATTTGGTCAAACTGGTCTTGCAAGGAAGGATAAGCCATCTGCCTATCTCTAGAGTATTGGGTGGCTTTTATTTTACTATCTTCTTTTGCCCACTCTGCCCGAGTCGATGCTTCTTCTTCATCTGTTAATTTTATGCGTGTATTATTAACTTGTTTATATAATGTCATTCTAACTCCTATTTTATCAATCCATAAGACGTGAACTGTGCCGACGCAATAGACCCAGAACCCATCTTAAAACGGAACCCCGTAATTGCACCTACACCTACTGTAGTCCCACCGCCTCCAATAATACCTTCTCCTCTACTAGCAGACTGTTCTGCCTGCGACCCAATCCAACTTACATGTTTAGTATAGGTTGTATCATCAGGATTGTGAAAAGTAAATTCAAGGTTGGTTGACTCTCCTGCTCCATCTACTCCTTGGTTTTGGTGTAGCACAATAAAATCTGTGTCAATTGCACCAGAACTTGAAATCCCACTACCAGAATATCTTGAATGTTGATAATGATAATTGTCTCCTTCATCATAAGAACCGGCACTCTTCAGTTGCAATTTCACCGACTGACCATCTGAGGTTCCACGTAAATTGGAAACATAAAGCTTATAAACATCATAAGTAGAATCCCATCCATGTTCAATCTCAACTGGGTCAGCATTTGAACTAATAGTAGTGCTTCCAATTTTGACCCACCCAGTCACATCACCCGCTGTATATAAAGCCATTACTCTATCTCCTCTAATTTAAATTTATATTTCTTATCTGTATTTCTATTGATAAGAAACAGATTGTCAGAACCCTCTTGAATTGTCCAACTTCCAGAAGTTCCGTCAACTTCATTCCCGTCCCCTCTGGTGTTGTTGAGGTTCAAGTCACCTGTATAAATGTTCCGCCATTGATAAGAAGCACTACCCAAATCTTGTCCATCATCTGTTGCTGGTAAAACGTGACCCGCCACAGTTAGAACCGATGCCGTACCATTACAAATGGTAACATCTATTTCATCTTCTGCTGAACCATCAGAAAGGATAAGACCATCATTCATTTCGCCATCGTGTGAGGCAACACCCAAAGTCAGCTTCCCACCTTCTGCACCATTGGAAGCATCAGCGACTTCAGCCAATATTTTGGCAAAAGCTATGTTGTCTTGGTTGTCATCATCACCATAAAATTCTATTGTACCACAATCATCTCCATCAGCACCTGCCGCACCTTTGTCCATAACAAACCTAAGTGTAGGTGCCGTTGTATCATTAGTGGTATTTTTTATAATAACGAGAGGTTTGGCTGAAGTACTAGATGCAAATGTGTGTGCTGGCCCATCAATAGTAACTGCCGTAGCGGCATTGATGTCAACAGTTGGTGCGGTTATATCTAATGTAGTTCCAGCATTTACCTCTAGGTGCCCATTTGCTGAAGCATAAATTTCTTCACCACCACCGATATCGTGAAACTTTAACTTAGTTGTAAGAAGAAGCCCCAACTCATCCTCTGATGCGTCATAATGCAATCCTTCATTTGTTGTTGCACTATATACTCTTACATCGGCTCCAGTATCATCAACACCTACGGTTACGCCCGAGGTGCTCAACGGAGCAAGTGTAATACCACCAGCAGTGGATACTAGATTGATTGCTGATGCAGTATTGCCAGCATCATTCTGCAAAAGAATGGTTTGACTTGTACCATCGTCAGCGTGAAGTTTTATACATCCAGCCGCATCTTCGTTGGCTGTTACAATAGCACGTCCGCCTTCAGCCCATAAGTCCTTACCATCCGCCCAACTAAGTCCTAGACCACCTGCATCTGATACAAGCAAAATAGAACCAGCAGCGGCAGCCCCATCAACTGTACTTTGGTCATTATGTACGACCATTGTAGCTGATGTTCCACCATCCGCTGTAAGTAATACAGCATTTGCAGCATCTACATTACCTTTAATATTGACACCACCAGCAGAAGCAAGAAGCTGAATAGCTGCAGAACCCTCAGTAGCACCAGTACCCTCATCATTAATAAGTGTGATTGCTTGAGAAGTACCAGCATCTGCGTGAAGCTTGATACAATCAGCTGCGTTTTCATTTGCCGTAACGACAAACCTGCCACCTTCAGCCCATAAATCTTTTCCGTCTGCCCACGCCAAACCTATACCACCAGCTACAGCACTCAATAGAATTGAACCTGCGGCATCTGAACCGTCTGTAGTTCCAGCCGTATTAATTAATGAAGCTAATTCACTCCCAGCCGTTCCGTGGGGTGAAAGCAATATAGCAGAAGCCCCACTCTGTCCAAGTGTAAGCGTCTGACCGTCTGCAACAGTAAATGTACCGTTACCTGCCGATACGGCTATATCAAAATCTCCCGCTGAGGCAACATCCATTCCTGTGCCATTATCGTGAGTAAAGGTAACATCGCTACCTGCCCCGAATGTTAAAACAGACGCATCACTGTTAAGAGTTAAATCGTCCGTAACAACTCCATCGCCAGTAATAGTAACCGTAGGGCTACTTGAATTAACTGTTAAAATAGCCGTACCATCATTTTGCGAAACTTCAAATGCAGTTGTACTATCCGCACCAGAAGGCAAAATCTCCACCTTATCTCTTGCCAATTTCAAAGCAGATGTAATGCCATTGTCACCATCTTTAATTGCTTGCAGACTGGTCGTTAGTCCGCCATCGGCATCACAATGTAGCAATTGCTCGTAACTCGAAGCAATCGTTTGTCCCGTTAAAGCTGCCATAATTTATTTCTCCTTTTTAGTTTCCTTGTTAAATCTCGCAACTTACCGCCCGAAACTACTTGACATGGTTGCGATAAAATTTTTAAACAATGTCTTCCCATTTTCTTTGTTCTCTTTCCCATACATCATTAAGAGATATAGAGTTCCATAAATCTCTTGCAAGGCGTGCCATTTGATGCACTACCTGTACAATGCCTAATCTTGTACCTAAGCGTGACACGATTTAGGGTCCTAAGTATAGAAATGCAGAACCAGAATCAAATGCTACCGTAGTCCATCTACCGTAAATTGTCATACCCTGTGGCATGGTAGTCTGATTAATAGCATCACTGTTTGTGCCAGGACCGCCCTGTGCGTCTGTAGGCCAATCCGAATCAGCCGTTGTAGCATCACTGGAATCAAACAGGGTGTCCTCTGTAAATTGAATTGCTATTACTTTCATATTACCTGGTGGCGTATATGTAGAAGTATCTGCTAAGAATGCAACTCCCGCCTGCCCTATTGTAATATTGTTTGTCTCTACGACTGTATATTTATGAATATTTGCTGCCATTATTATCTCCTTGTTTTATGTATGCCTTACTGCCCGAGAATATTGACATGGGCATATCATCTTAATGGGTAAGGCGCAATTTGCCTTAACCCGCCTATCTTATCTCTACCTGCGTACTCACTTGTCGTGCGTACCCATCTTCTTCTATATTTTTCTCCCTGCATCATAGATGCTTCATCCATCCTGTCATCAAAAAGCTTCCACTTGATATAGTCAACAAGTGCAGGATGAAGGGTATCATCACAGTCAGGCACATCTGAAAGACTAACAATCTCATCAGGCTGTGCACTATATTCAATTAAAAGACCATCTTCCTGTGATTCGTCAATAGCCTCGTATAAATTTTTTGAAGATGTATTTTTCTGCGTAATAAGAGCAAGCCTATCGCCAACTATATAATAAGCTATTTCGTTTTCTGGATAGCTATATGCCATTATTTAACATCCGTATTTATTAATCTGTGAGAATCCAATAGCCTTGGAATCCTTCTATATGTCCCATCACTATTTTTGTAATAAACATTATAAATTTTATCTATTTTTAGGTCCGAATTTGTATCCCCAATATTATACCATCTCTGGTCTGTTATGGTGTTCATCTTTGAATATTTCCTAGATACCTTATACTTCCTTAAATCAAGAAGTGCATCGTTAACAATCGCCTTTACATATGTTTCGCCAGCATTAGGATGTACCTTTCGAACCCTTGAAAGTATTTTCTTGAATGTCATTTATGCTCCTGCCGGTGCTCCCGTCATTGCCTGTACTGCTTTTGCATATTGCCCTACAAGCCAGTTATACTGGTCCTTTCTAGCATTGCCGAGTTCAATGTCTTCGTCAACCATAATATCTGTTATAATTCTTTCCATTCCCTTCACCGCAGCATACAATACAACAATGTATTCAAGCTCGTCTGGGAATGTAGCAATAGCACTATCGCCATAGGCTACGGCTGGATACTGAACTTCAGAATATTTACCTACCGCAGAAGAGGATGATGGTAATATATTAAGAAAATTACTCTCAATATAATACACAGGGTCTGTTGCTGTAGCATAGTCCATATCATCTGAGTCAGATACACGTCCTTTAAGCTTTGCTGGAATCAATCTACAGGGTTGGTCAATCGTTCCATCGCTTCGCCTTACATTAAAAACCTTGCCTGTATTCAATGTAGACGCAGAACTTTCACTTCCAGGGGCTTGTGGAGTAAGTGTTACCTCGGAAGAACACAACCTTAAAAGATTGGGTGGCATAAGGTTTATAACCTCTTTTGCACCATCTGTAAGAAAGGATGTAATTGCTGTAGTATCAGAAGAACTACCGCCTACAGTACCGACCATATCTTCAATTTGCACTTGGAACGTAGCCATTACGCCTCAATTAGTATCATCTGCAAATTTTCTGCAGAAGATGCAAGAGCATAAATAGCATCTACACCAGAGCGAAACATTGCGAACTCTCCTGGTTTTAATGCTACCATTGATGTCGTGGAAGACATATCAGAATCCTCATCAATATATATTGTACCGCTAGTACCGAGGTTCTTGAGAAATACATATCCTACATCACTCAAGTCTGTAGAATTAAATGTTAGCGTTTCTGCACTTGTTCCGATAACCTGTACACCCATATGCATAGCATCGCCAGATACATCAACAAATGTTGAATCGTGCTTTGAATGCTTTACATCATTTTTGCTGTATTCAAGCTGTGCTTCTATTCTTAGTTCGTTAGCCATTATTCTTTTTCCGCCTTTTGTTTAGCAGCGCATCCCCTTTTTCTTGCCTTTCTTTTTTTTCTTTTTCTTCTTCTTTTTCTTGGTAGGCGGTCTGCCTTTCTTGCGTCCGTACGTTCCTTTGCCTTTAGGCATAGTTCAAGCCCCCCATCTTCTTTGGTTCATTTCAGAAATATTATCATCTATGGTTTGGCTCCTGAACTCTATATCAGTCCGCTTTCCACGTTCTGTCCTTACAAATCCATAAGGAGATGAAACCTTTTTTACTTCCTCACATTTGGGACAAGATTCTCCCTTGTAGTACCCGTGGGAAGAACAAATTCCAGATATCTTCAAGCGTATCTTCCTGCGCCCATCATAGGAGGAGCACCCATAGGCATTCTACCTCTAGGTCCCTGTCCCTGCTGCATCATAGCCAATAAAGCCATCATCTGAAGCTGGTTCGGACCTCCTGCAGCACCTGCACCACCTACTCCTGGCATTCCCATCCCAGCACCCATCATAGGGGGTGGAGCCATAGGCATTCCCATTCCTGCGCCCATCATAGGAGGCGGAGCCATCGGTGCCCCCGCTGGCATTCTGCCTCTGGGTCGCCCGCGTGCCTGAGCGAGTTTCCCTTTCACTCCTGCGGCATTCGGACTTCCCGTTGGTGCCCTTGGGGGAGCCTGTGTGCCCCTACGTGGACCAACCTGTGGCATAAGAGCCGCCATTAAAGAACTTCCACTAGGAAGTCTTTGCCCAGCACCTGTAATTGGTGCACTCTGTGCTTCCATATATCCTTGCTTGTCTCCAAAAACTTCCAAAATCTGATTCATCTTCATAGACTGAACCATTGGATTGTCCTGAACAGGACCTGTACCACCATACGGCATAACTATTCCTCTCTAGTTTCGTACCACTTGGGACGATTTCCCAAGAAATACAGTATTAACAAAATTACTAATATTATCCATAGTAAACATTTCACCTAGCGGTGGAAAGAAGTATAACCCTCTAACCACCTTGTTTTTTAGGGGAAAGTCCTTTATACGACCTTCCCCCACAGCAAACAAAAACTGCTAATCCTTATGAATTCGGATTATGATGTGGTAACTGCGCCATCGGCAGCTGACGAACCAAACATCCAATATGCTCCAGCACTGAAGGACATTTCAATGAAATCCCCTTTATGTGCCGAAGTGCCAATAATGACATTGGATACACCAGTTGCGGCTGAAGAACCTGGACTGTCATCGCCAGTGTCAACTTCAGTTTCGTTGACCTTGCCGAAAACAATCGCACTGCCAGCGGCAATCGTAATTGCTGCTGTCGGTGTATGTTCTTCTACCCAGAACTTGTAAGTGGTCCCATCTAGACCTGTAGTAGCGGTGGGAAGCGTAATTGTATACGCACCACCAGCGGAATCTAACCTAAAGGTTTTTCCGCTATCCGTCTCAGCGTCTAGAGTTCTCGCAGCCTTGATTTGTTCCCAAGGCTGAAGAAATCCACCAGCTCCACTACTTTTACTAATATAGTCACTACGCATGATTCATCCCCTACAGACTTTCGACGTTGTAAAGAGCATGGGTTTCAGGAAGCGTAACTTCCAGACCCGCTTCGGTCAGAATCATATCTTTCCGAAGGTCTTCGTCGTCGTTCTGTACGTTAGTAATAACATGAGTATCACGATTGACACCGTTTCCGACAAGCGGACGGTAGGCAACGTTTTTCATATCAGCCATAAGCATGAAGCCGCTAGCAATACCACGGAAGAGTGGCTCCTTAACCAGATTCATTCGGCCATGGATACTATCAATAACCATGATTGAATGTCCAAAAGTACCCTGTCTTTCTTCGTAGTTCCAACGAAATGGAGTAACAGCTGTAGTACCAGCCTGTAAAGACTCGTACAAGAAGTTCCCATCTCCTAGTTTATTAAAGAAAGAAACAACGGGCAATCCGCAAAGAACCAATCTGTCGCCACTGCCACCGCGAGCGGGGTCAAAAATAACCTCTAAGTCAGAAAGCATTCTGTCATAGGTTAATTCTGCCTGTGCTACGCTTCTGTAATATCCAGCACCTGATGTGTGGGATAAATCAGAATCGTCGGTAGTCGGATTCGTGTTTTTTACAATATGACCAACAAGGCCTTCAGTGTACTGAACGCCAGTTACACGAGCTTTCTGCCCAAAGAGCAAAGCCCGTTCAATGTCGACCTTATGTTCACGAAGCTTCTCAGCCCAAATACGCTGAAATTCATCAGAGTATCCCCTGAACCGAGTAGCTAGTGCAGTTCCTGACAATTCCGCAGCAGTTTTGAAAATCTGAGTATAACCGTAGTTATCCTCGATTTCCGCAGACCACACATCAGGTGCGCCGGAACCCTCAGCAAATGAGGTGCCGATAACCTGACATTGGTCGTTATCTGCTAATGTCGCATAGCCAGTTACGTTGGAGTTTGATACTTCAACACATTTACCTGTGAAGCTTGTATCAGCACCATTGTCTGACGGAGACGACTCAATTCGGAATATTGCCTGTGACCATCCAGCTGTACCATCAACCGTATTAACGGAGAAGACCATGCCCTTCACAAGCCAGTCAATACTGCCTGGAGAAGAAGCTGCGTCATCAACCGTAAAAGCATAACTGGTTCCAGCAGTAACAGCACCCGTTGGGGCACCATCAATATAGAAATTTCTGGAAGTCCAATTAATCTTAGTACGATTTTCTAGATACCTGAAGACTGAATCATCGGTAGGAACTTTGGCTACTTTGCTCAGGTAGACGAAAAATGGAGACTCTTCTGGAGCTAATTCAGCTACCCTGTCTCCAAAGTTATATAGTCGTCTACGGTCTGGAGCTTGTCCGACATCGGCACTCGTCGCAGCAACAGTTATGTCACTTGATTTAAGTGTGCCAGTGTTATAAGTAACAGCCATAGTTTACCTCCTAAGGTAATCTACCTGCATTCGAACTCGCCATCACTGCATCCCAGACTTTATCCTCATCGCTCTTTCGAGCGGGGGCTTTGCCTTGCACAGCTCCGGCGGTCCTGGGAGCTGACTTTCCAGCTCGGACTGCATCCAGTGAAGAAGAAGGCTTCGACCCATCCTTTTTCTTTGTTTTCACGAATACGTCAACAAGTGCGTCAAGTGACAATTGCTCCTTCGGTTGCGCGTAAAATTGAAGAAACTCTTGTGTATCTTGTTCACCAAGCTTATAAACATTTTTTAGTTCGCTCACAAGATTGTTTACAAACACCTGTTCCTGGAGTGCTCCCATGTGTTGTTGTATAGCCTGATTTACCTTCCCATGTTCCTGTTGTTCACGAAACCTGAAAGAAGGGGAATCGGGCTTGAAATACGCATCCCAAGGATTAAAATCCTCCTCAGAAACAGCATCTTGGCTAGCACTTACTTGTGAATTCAGATTTTCCTGTAATAGTTTTATCAAATCTGGTCTACTCTCCAAAAGGTCAACTAAGGGCTGATATTGGTTCCAACTAGTCAACTCGGCTTCCGCCTTGTCTTTCATAGATTGGAACTTTTTAGCCTCGGTTTCCCAGTCAACGCCACTTGCGTCCGAAGTTAGCTCTTCAGCTTCTTCTGCGGGGGATTCGTAGTCCTCGCCCACAGATTCATCGCTGTCCGCAAATAAATCAACCGTATCCTGTTCCTGTGAATCGATTACCTCATCGATTACGTTTTCTTCTGTTGCCATAACCTACCTCCTGATGTCTTCAAACCGTGGACTGGACTCCTGTGGAATCTCCCTGTCGAAGCGTCACCATATGTTATGTTTCCGATTTAGCTGCCGCTTTTTCCTGCTTTCCAAGCATATCAAGCTCTCTCTGAGAAAGCTTGACGGCAGCGTCCAATTTCGAAGCACGGACCTTTCGGTCTGCGTTCGCATTAGCCTCAATCTCTGTGAGATGAGACTTAAATTTTGAAAGTTCATTGTCTTGTTTGGCATGCATTGTTTCTCTCTGTGCTGTCTGTAAGTCACCACTCAAGTTTTGAATCTGTTCTTCGAGTTGTGCAACATAATCCCTCATTTGCTGCATTTCATCCATTCTTTCCAAGACACCTTCTTTGTCAAAAATTTCTGGGTTTTTCTTTAATACTTCAATTCTGTCAATAAGCCCGAGCTGAAAAGCTTCAAGGTATACACCGAATGTCGCCCACTTGCTTTCTGGAAGAGTGCTTCCTGAAACAATTCTCACATCGTGCTGTCCCACGTTCAGCCTGTCTTTTTGTATATCATTTACAGCTTGAGAGGAATCGTCATACATATTAACCGTTATCTCGGTCATATTGTTATCAGCCTGTACTAGTGTGAACATTTTTGGAAATGTGTAATGTCCCTTTGATATACCATACAATACTTTTCCCAATCGATTAATACTAAATTCTATATCACGTAACTTGGACTTCGGTCTATCGCTTCCAAGTGCTACCATACGTTCCGTTCCACGCACTGTATCAGGGGCCTTCTCTGGAAACCCGTGAGTCATCTCTGGAAGACCGAAGATAAAATCTATGTAGAACTCTGCCTGTTGAATCAGCCGATAGAACTCAGAGGCTAATGGCTGTGGTGCAGGATAATGTGGCTCACCCTGTGTTGTATCAACTTCGATAACCGCATTTGGATTTGCCCACTCACGCTCTAGGTCATCAAGATTATCAACAGACCCAATCGGTACAATAAGCTTAAGACCTGCAGATGCCTGTGCATGAGAAAGAGCCAAAGACCATAAACGGTTTAAAAGCTTCTGCATAGGACGTGCACGAGATACATCCGATTTCGGATATGGTGTTCCTGTCCAAATATTTGGAAGTGGTACAATTGGATACATATCAGTATTCAATACAGATTCGTATAGCAGAACCTCTCCAATTGTTGCCGTTACTGCAATTCTTGGCTGTAAAACCTCTTCAAACTGCAAAAACCCCCTTTCAACCATTCCAGGGTTTTCCTGAAGCATAGTCTGAAAAGCCTGCTCGTCAAGAACGCTTTCCTCTCCAGAGCGTGCGTCAATAACCCGATAATAAGGAACCTTTACAGGATAAAACCTTTCGAGTATCTGGTATTTATCAGAAGTAAATGTATTAGAATAGCTCTTATCCTTTGTCTCAGCCGGCGTAAACACTTTCATTGAGTTTACATTCTGAGCGTCTGGATAATCTTCCTCGTTATACGTCGATAGCTCATGTATCACCCCAGGATAGACTTCCTGAGTTTCTGAATCTATCTGGTCACCTAATTGTGGGTAGAGGTTGACGACCTGTTCGCCTGTCAGTATAGTAGAAAGAATGATGCCCTCGGCATCAGCAAACCACCTGTCCCTGCAGTCAGGTGGGACATAAACACGGAAGGGATTAACATAGGTAAACTTGACATCACCTCTACCGAAATCTGATTCTGCATCAACATATGCATACATATATCCTAGACCCGTAACAGCATAATCCGTGATAGCCTGCTTTATCTGATTATCACCGTCTGAAATGTCCCAGACATATCCTAGTATAGAGCGAAACACGGAAGCTACCTGTGCATCCGAGTCCTCTCTGGGAACCACTGTGAACACGGGGGGTCTTGCAGTAAGAACACTCTTTAGCTTATCAATTGCAGGAGATATCCTATCCATAGGAACATCTGCTTGATTTCTAGATGCAAGCTCATCTGACTCTTCTGAAGTAAAATGATTGCCAAGAAAAAAATCTAAGTCAGTTCTTGCTTCTGTATCCCAGTCTGTACGTGCATCACGCCAGTTACGATAAAGTTCCTGGTTCTGTTCTGCTTCTGGTGCCTTCTCTATTTTAGCCATCTATATAATTCTTTACGCTTGCTGTTTCCTCTATTTTCTGCAATCTGGCTTCTATACCCTCAACAAGCCCTGCAAGCTCGTTGTAGTCTTTAGAAAAGTCATAAGGCTCGTGAGCGTTTTTTTCTAGCTCCTCAATTCGAGCCTGCAAGTCGGGTTTTTCTTCTTTTTTTGCTGCCAAGGTATAATAGTAAATCTCTCTAAGATAATATAAGGAAAAAAATGCCGTTTGTCAAGAGTTTTTTTGCAGGAAACCTATGTTCTTGCACCTGTAAGCCAGTTATACTTAAGATATTTTGCAGTTTTTCTACTTCCTTCATTAGCTGGAGAGTTAAAATCGTCTATATCCATAACTTTACTAGAAGGTGGTTTCTGCCACGCAAAGTAGTTTGCATAGTACAGTGCATCAAGAATATCATCATTCCTTGCCTTCGGGTGTTCAAATAATTCATCTGTCAATTCCGTCATAGTTCTCTTTATGTATAGCTTCTTTCCGTTTACTATGGGTCCCAATGCTGTTTCTAGCCTATCAGCCTTTTTTATTCCTTTCGGTGGTTTAGCACCCTTAAATATTCCTGGAGCCAAACGCCTGTCTGCAAGAGATAACCTATCTGCCATATCTCTTACCATTTCCTGTGCAGCAACAGTTTCAATAGTAACTCGCCTTACAGGTCCATAATCTTTTGCAAGTTGTATAATCTTCTTTGGAACGTCGAAAGTTGGAATCCTTTCTCGAAAATACTCTAGCACATAACGATTTTTATCAGAATCCATTCCCATAACAAGGATTACTTGATAGTCTGACGAAGAAGATGCTGTGTGTGCAACATCAACTCCGAGATACACATAAATTGGAATAGCCTTATCATTCGTTATGAGATATGAGAAGTTGTTCTTAGCTTTGTGATGTCCGGCATAATACTGGACTCTGTCAATTTTGAACGCTGCATTTGATATGTCACGTGCATCATTCATATATTCCTGTGCAAACTTGTTTACAAGCCCAGCCTCTATAAATTCTTTTTTCTTTTTCTTGAGCTTGTTATTTGAGAATTGTTCTAACCATATAGACTTCCCACCCTCTATAGCCTGATGAAACATTACATCCCACGGATATGAGCGATTCTCCTTCTTGGCTTCGGTATATGAGTCATATGTCATTTGAAGAAATGAGTCATAATGTACAATAGTACCAAGAAGCCAAATCCATCCTTCGTGACCAGGTGTCTCTTCAAGCGAGGGGTATACCGTGGAAACAATCCATCTTTTAATTTCGGCACGCCTTTCTGGTGTTTTGGTGTTTAACTCGGATTCAAAGTCATCCAATACAATGCCAGTGTACCGCCTGTCAATCTCAGCACGACCACGCAGACGCTGAGTTGTGCCCTTTGCTATTATCCTATCCCCTTTGGATGTGATAATATCCTTCTCAGTCCATCGATTGCCCACCAAGTCTCCGGCAAGGTCCCCAAAATAGTATCTAATGTATTTATTGTTTTCTATGTGTGACTTAATATATTTTAAATGGTCAATGGCCTGTCCCTGCTCTTCAGCCACCCAAGCAATAAAATGTGGGTCATCCTTTTGTCCGAAGCATATTTTGTGTAAAATGGCAGCTTTGGCAAGAACTGACTTCCCAAAGCCCCTAGGGACAATATTGCAAATTCTCTCTCCAGGTTGAGTAGATATAAGCTTTTGACCTATTTCATAGTGAAATGGCGGAGATTTGCTCTTTTTAAGGAAATCCTTAGGTAAAAAGGCTCTTCCAAAGAATATGAGGTCTTCATAGGCCTGCTTTAAAAGCTGGTCTTTTGCATTAAGACTTATCTCTTCTGGTCTTCTTAACGCCGCTTCTTCTTGTGTCTGTCTTGTTTTTGCTTTTTCTTCCACCGATGTCTCTTAATCTTCTTCCTTCTTTTTTTAAGAACGCTTGACACTCTTCTTTTTACCTGTTGGCTTCCATACGTGCTTTACACCCCGAAGAAGGCTTATCATGCTTTTTGCCTTGGCTACGCTCTTTGCCGTTGCCTTTTTCTTCCATTTCCTGCTTTTCTTTACATAGACGGTCTTTCCTACTCTTTTGTATGGTATCGTACCCCTCCCAATTCACGATATCTATGTCAAGCCAGTCATCTAGCCATCTCTCATGCTGAAGCATAGTCTTCGTTCTCGTAGCCTCCTATGTATATAATATTGCTATCGGAATTGTATATAGTGTGGCATATGGGGCATCTCCACCCGTAAAACATTCCACCACTGTCAAAAATGGTGTTTTCCAAAACTATCTGAACCTGATTCTCACAAACGTCACACTCAAGCTGGAATTCTGGAAAGACTATTCGAACCTCACGTGTCATCAATCTCAGCTTCCGCCTGAGCAATCATCTTTGTTTCGCCATCGGATTTCAGTGTTTGTAGCTCTGCCGGGGTAAATCCTTGAAAGACAGTAAGCGTTTCGGACTTTTTCTCAGCATTCGGCATCATATCGGATACCTTTGCAAGTAGCTCAAGACAGCGAACACGAGAACTTGAGTTGTTCTCATCCTCTTTGACTATTGACCATACCTGTTTCAGAATTTCCTCATGTGTGATACCTACTAAAGACAACGCATCTTTTACTTCTTTTCTTATCAACTTCATCACCCTTTCTTGTTTTAGTAACGATTTCGACGCTACCTTGGCATATTCATGCTTATCTGTAGGGTAAGCCCTCAAATAGGCATCAGTCGGGTCAACACCCTTAACGACATACTGAGCAAAGATTAGCTCATTTGCATTAGCATCTCGGTCCGTGGCCTGAACTTCTTTGTGATTCTTGTCGCGAGAGAAGGAATAGAGGTTCTTTGGTATATTTCCCTCCATTGGTTCTTTGTTCTCGGCAACATAGGTACCTAGCAGTGTACGAACATAATGCTTGTCTTTTCCCGTATTAGCCTTAAAGGGGCTTTTTTTTAAGACCTGAACAACCTGCTCGTCATCTGTCTGGCACCATTCACCCTCCTCCGCATCCCTCCAGGACTCAATCAGCTTTACATTCTTATGATAGAGCCTAAATTCTTTCTCATCCTTGTAAACAAAATGCCTTTTGTCTTTTATTGTCTTAGCCTTCACTTCCCGTCCAAATAATTTAAGCTCCTAACCGCTTCCCCCCATGTGAAGGTAAGACCTCTATGAATACTCGTTTGGGTTCATTGTGCCTATAAGTTGTGGAACATCCAAGTTTTCTATTGTTTTTAAGATATTTCTAATAATATCATGCTTTGCGTCTGTAGACTCTGGCGGGTCAAGTTTCTTTGTTTCGTCGTATTGCCACTTCAAAACCTTCAATTGTGCTATGTTATCCGCCAAATTAAGTGTTTCCATCAATTAGCTTCCCCCAAAGAAACGTTTTGCCTTTTGTGATATCAACAACATCGAGTCTAAAATCGCCATTGCTAAACCAATCCACAATGCCGAAAGCATGTCCCCAATTCGTTTTTCTGTTTTTAAGCCATGAGTTCGCTTCATCAGACATATCCTTAAGACATCCTAGGCTAAATCCTGCATGTGCTCCATCAACGTGAGTAACGCTGTGTCGCTGAATATCGTGCAAATGACCGTATACCACCGATTTGCCTAGATTTAATGCATGTGCACGTGTGTGGTATACTGAGCTGAAATGACCACCATGGTATATGTACAGCTTTCCAATTCTTAAATACTTTCCATAAGGGTAGTATTTATACCCTCTTTCCTTCAAACGCATCGCATTTGGGAACAAATAGTCCTTTGCGAGGTATGGATGCTCTTCAACAAAGGAGTTCAGCCAAGCGTCATGGTTTCCCTCTATCATGTAACGCTCGCTACATCCTATCCTTTTCAGTACTTTGTCAAAAAGGTCGAGGCCTTCGTTGGCCGCTTTTATGTCCTCATCTATCTCTGGCAGTATAAATTCCAGAGGTGGCCGCTTTTGACGCTTGTATCTCCATCCAGAGGCACTGTGAAACTCACCTATGTCACCCAAACAGACAAAGATATTAGGCTTAACGAGGGTAATTGCCTTCAAAACACAGTTTATGGCAGCATCATCCTGCTCAGGAAAGTGTATATCCGGCACAATGACCGCTCTTTTGTGTTTTGGGACGGCTTTAGTCGCCATTACAGGTCGGACAAGCCGAAGACCAAGGGTTTGTTGGGTCTTCCATAGCTTCTCTTACGATACTAGACACATTATTTTCGTTATTTTCCCTTTTTACGTTCCAGCGACGGTTTTTTATGTGTATAATTTCCGCGGCAAGGTAAATTGAGAGGTCCAAAGCCTCTTCAAGGGCATCAACAAGGTCATATGTGCCATCAAGCGGCATTTCGTTGCCATGCTTTTTCTTCGCCCAGTGCAATCTTCGGGCTATTAGAGATAAAACAGCTTTATTGTTCTCTGTTTCCACGAACTCGAACTTCACTAAGGCAAATATCCGTATCCGCCTGGTGGAACGCAGCGTGCCCTGTCGGGCTTTGAGAGTTCTTGATTCCTGAATTCATCAATAATCTCGGCTGCCTTCTTTTCCGCTTTAAAAAAATCCCTCGCTGAGTACCATTTCCCGCTAATTCTTATTCCTACCCGTCCTAGCCGCCGTTTCTTAGCCATTGTTGCTTTCCGTAGTGGAAAATGTTTTTTCCTGTATTCCATATTGTTACCAACATTATTACGTAAAATGTGATTATATCAATTTTTTGTATGTACATTAACAATTCTATTGAAATCACTGACAAAATCAGTAAAAGTACGAATTTAGTGTTCATTTGATGGTATCCCTGGATGTACGATAGCTATGAAATAGTCACACTTTTCATCTGCAAAGCACTTTTTTCCTGCATACTCAATATTCTGCCATAACATACCATTTGCAGCAATCATAATTCCTGCACATATTGCCAGGTTACTTCCTTTGCCATAATTTGCACAATATCTTTTAGCTAGCCTACTGTTGGTTTTTGCAGTCACAACATAATTTACTACAATTTACAAGCAAAGTCAAGGAAAAATTTGAAATAGCTACTATGTATATATGTATATATATATATATATATTATATACTAATACTAATATATCCATCAATACCGTATACGTATAATTCGTATACACGTATTGGGGAAAGTTGAATTTGCAAAAAATAGGGTTACAATGTGTGTCTCCCTTTGATGGCCCAGGGGCACGGGGTCGGGTTATACGCTTTCTGTTCGCTTTCGTTGACAACCATTAAGCCCAAAAAGAAAGTGAAAAAAAAGCTTGCATGTTATGGGAGGACGTTGTAAATTATAGGATTTGCAATTTTCGGTTTTCGTTCCAGTTTAATAAATCTTTCAATTTACGAATGTTTTTTTATACAAGTCAAGTCCTTTATTTATTGGTAAAAAAACCGCTTGCACTATATGTTCTTTTATCCTTACCTTTGGGCAATGAATCGTTTATCCTGTCAATTTTGTTCCTGCAGAAAAAATTCCTGTAAAAAGGAATTGCAGAAAGATGTTCTTTCTGTAACATTCAAAACAAAAAGGATAAATACAAAATGAATGCAGTAACAAACAACGCAACCGATAAGATGACAACTCTAGAATTCGTCAATACTGAAAAGGATAAAGGTGATGCTTCACTGTTTGCCTTTACTTTACAGGAAAACGAAACTAGTAAAGATAGAAAGATAATAGAACCAGAGCAAATGTCTGAATCTATTGATTTACTAGTGTCTGATGGATTACCCCTAGAAAAGGCTACAGAAAGCGTTCTCAGACATACTAGAGTTAGAACAACATCCGAAAAGTACACTTTGACCACTAGTGTGAAAGGTGCTATGAAAGAGATTGAAAACCTAGTTTTCGATGCTATTACTAAGGATGCCAAAACAGAAGCATCTATAGACGAAAACAGCGTCAAACGAGGTAATGACAACACTAGAACACTAGTGAAGTTCAATCAAATGATGGATGTTGACGGAAAGAACAAACCTGTACAAGTTGACCTTTCTCTAAACGTCAAAGTATGGAAGAAAAGGAACGCATCCGTATAAGGTTGCTTTTATGCAAAAAGGGAGTAGGTATCTACTTACTCCCTAAAATTTAGAATGAAAAAACAAGTGAAACTTACGACAGACAAAACAGCGAAAATTCTAGTTGAGAAACAGAAGAAACTTTTCAGAATTCATTTGCAATTTGGGAAAGATTCAGAAATTATTTTTGCATCCTCTAAGCGTAAATCTGAGGAAATTGCTAGAGGTTGGATTAATACCTTACCTAGTAAATATAAACGTCTTAAAATCGAATTTAACGGCATTATCAGAACGTTTAACAGGAACGTTCCTATTCCTCAAGAATTCCTCACAAAATTTCAAGATGACAGACTATTCGATTACTATTTTACTAATAATAGATATTTACCAAATGAATTGACTGTGATGAATACCGAAACAATATCATTTAAACAAGATTTACAACTAGCATTTATTAGAGAGGGTTTTTCTCTTTCTGAAGCTACAGAAAAGGCGGTAAGACTAGCAAAAAAGCTTAATATATAACAAAGTTACACAAACCAAGAAAAACCTGTAGTTTACCTTTTAAGCTACAGGTTTTTCACATTTAGAAAGGATACACAATGACAATAAAAAAGGCGTTAAACCTACTAGAAAAGGCTTCAGATTTTATCTGTGAAGCTACTTTAACTTTCCTCTATTGTTCTATTTTCTACTTAGGAATTCACATAGTCGTTTTCTTAATCCGTCAATAGTTCAGAAAGTTTGGTTTTGTTTCCGAAAAGCCATTTTCAGAAATTGGTTTTTTTCCTGTTTTTTCAAGCTACAGGAGAACATCAAATTTGAAAAGTTTGTCTGGCAGGAAAATTTGAATTCTTAGATGAGATGATTACTAGAATAATACTACAGAATATTAGGAATACTTAGATGAAGAGATTCTTGCAAAAACTTATGAAGCTACTGAATTCCAGGCGGAGCAGATTTCCAGTAAAGTATGAAAAGAAGTATTGTAAATGTTGTGGTAAAACATACAGAAGTAAAATAAAGGAGTAAGATAAAATGAAATGTGCAGGTAACCTGAAGGAATCTTGCAGTAATGATGCTACTCATTACGCTTGGATTCCTGAACATATAGATGATGAATTCGTAGATATAAAACCTTCACGCATCTGCAATGAGCACGCTACAGAAATAAAAGCATTCTCAGATGTTGTTTACATCACAGTAGTATCAATAGATAATTTTACAGGTGATTGTGATTGCTGTCGTTATTATTGCGAAGACTGCGAATGTGAAGACTGTTTAATGAAACTAAAATGGATAAAGGAGAAGTAAAATGAGTAATTGGCAAATTCTAGAACCGTTTCTTGTATTCTTCGGAGTTATAATGGCTTGCATCTATTCAATACTATTTGCAGAAGAATTATCTAACTTATTTTGGAAGCTTGTAAATAATATTTATAATCTTGTAAGAAGAAAATAAATGTGGGATAAATTAGTAAGTGACGAAGAACATAGAAGACTATTGAAAGAGTGTGGTCTTCCTGTATCTATTGCTAAACATCCCAAATCAAGAGAAGAACTTGAAGAGATATATCCACACTTAAAGATGTCAGATGCAGAAAAAGAAGTAAGAAGAATAGTAAACAAAAAGGAGAAGTGAGATGAAATGGAGAATGCCTTTCAAATTCAGGAAGTGGATTGATATAGATATTGGTTGCAGGAAATCACACAAGTGGTTTGAATTTAGAATAAGAGGATATGGATTAGATGTATACTATACTGCAGGTGAAGGATTTGGTAGGTATCCATTTAAGAGTAAATCCATATACTAGAAAAAAAGGAGAAGTAAAATGAATCCAGTAGAAAAAAGAACGTCAAGAGCGTTTTCTGAAAACGTACCTGTCGGGAAGTTTGGAGTAGACAGCGGTCAAATTATTATTGTTGACCCTTGCTACCTGAATGAATGGCTGCACAATAGAATGGATGAAGAAAGTGCAGAAGAACTAAGTTGGAGTAATGTTTGCAGAACTACATTAGATGAAGAATTCCAAATTGGAGATTCGTGTGCAGTAGTATCTACTACAGGACACGGAGATGGACTTTATCCTGTATATGCAGACTTCGATGAAGCAGGAGCTGTGAAAGAGTTAAGAATAAGGTTCTTACGTTGATGACACCAATAAGTAACTCAAGCTACAGAAATATGATTAGTATCTTAAATGATACTGAAAACCAGGACAGGAAGATTGTTGATGCAGAAGCATGTCTAAGAGCATATGGAAGCTATAAAGACTTTGAAGTAGACACCTTCCTGAAAGATTGTGGCCTGATTAACAATGAATATCTGCAACAAATAGCAACTGAGGTAAAAAGAATATGATTCTATTCCTAAATGTAGTCGTTCTAGTAATATTAGTTGTTTGGATTATAATTGACTGGAATAAATGGAGGTATCTAAAATGAATCATCCGTATTTAGGCAGGACTGAGTTGTTTACATATCCTGACAGTAGCCACAAAGCAGAAAAGGCTCTTCCTATGGAATATGCAAACTTTATAATGTATATGAAGCCATATAAGACAGAAATAGATGGTAAAGTAAGAAATGTTTGCAGTATGGCTAAAACCTGTATAAAACCCTGTCTTGTAACAGCCGGCAGGGGTGCATTCGGTGCTGTAAAACAAGCAAGAAGGAAACGTACAAGATTTTATTGGCAGGACAGAACTGGATTCCTGGAATGTCTTGAACAATCAGTAGATAGAGCAGTAGGATGGGCAGAAAGAAGAAGTCTTACTCCTGTATTTAGATTAAATGGTACTTCTGACCTTCCATTTCATAGAATGAATGTGATGCAGAACTTTTCCGATGTACAATTTTATGATTATACCAAAGTTTCTAGAAGATTAACGCAGAAATTGCCAGACAACTATCATCTTACTTTCAGCTATGATGGAACTAATATGGAATCCTGTATGGTGGCGTTACTGAATGGAATCAATGTTGCAGCCGTATTCAAGAATGAATTTCCTGCACATCATACTATAGGCACAGAAACTGAAGTAGGAATATTTAAGGTAATAGATGGAGATAAGCACGATTTAAGATTTCTGGATGAATCTCCTGCAATAGTAGCACTTTCACCGAAAGGTAAAGCAAGAAAGGATGATTCAGTATTTATCATTAACTAAAAAGGAGCAGGAAAATGAGTAACAAACACGGAACTTTGTTTCCGTCATATCTAAGAAATAGAGATGATGAAGGAAACTTAGTGATAGAAGTAGATGAATATGAAGTTATGTACAGGAATTATCCCCTGCAGGACATACCTCCAAGAGATACAGGGTGTGCAATACCTGTTTCTAGAACTTGGGATAAAGATAAGCCACTAAGACAGTTTGCTGTTACTGTGCACAACTTACCACCAACTGTAAAATCATATACTAGCAAGTTAGATGATTTTATAATATACTACAATTCCCTTAATAGAAATGAAGAAGAAGCTATAGACTCCTGCAAAGAATTACTTAAAGACCATCCAGTATCTCCTCACAAGCTTCTTGCAGTGTGGGAACATACTAGAGGTGAAGGATGGAAGAAGATTAAGAATCTTGACATAACACTAACACAAAAAAAGGAGCAGTAAGATGAAACAGGAAGTATCTATGCACTATAGTGTAGAAACAGACACATCTTTGCAGTATACAGTCGACTCAGAAAAGGCTACTGTAATTTGTGTGCATACTCAAAGCTACAGGTCAGGAGATTACGAGATAATAGATGAAAAGCTATTTCCAAATTCTCCTGAAGGCATGAAAGATGCAGAGAAGTATGCAGAAGGGTTGTGTTCTAAATATAAAACTAGGTATGAATTCTATTAACATCAAAAAGGAGCAGAAAAATGGGTGAACAATCACTACAGGGAATGAAAGAGATGTGTGGGCAGAATGAATATGCATTGTTATACTGGCACCTGCAATCAAATCACTTTCCTCCCATAGATACAGACTTTGTTGAGACTGCACAAAAAGCTTTGCAGTATGCAAGGGAAGAAGACTACGAACAACAGATAGAAATGCCTAATGGTAAAACTCTTGAAGTAAGAGAGATACTAGACGGAATGCACCTGTGGGAAATTATTGAATAATAAAGGAGATTCAGGATGTCAAAAGTACAGAAAAACCGTGTTGATAGAATCAATGCGATTATTGACACGCTAAAAAGCACAATAAGAGAAAGTGATAGTAATGGATACTTCGAAGTTACTTCTGTACACAGAGGTGATTTAGAAGCTATAGGATATAACACTTCTAAGATAACAGATAGTGAGATGTTTTATCTTGCCAAAAAGATGGCAGCAGCATATGTTGAGAATGGTTTCTGGCAAGACCTAGAAATTCTTGCAGAAACCTATATGGAAGACGGAACTCTATCAATAACCAAAAAGGAGAATAACGATGGAAATAACACGAAAAGCCCTGCGTGAATTCAGAGAAGAATTCAATGATGCGGTAAGCTCATTGCAGGAAAAACACGAAATAGCTATAGAAGCAGGAAGTATATCGTATAATGAAGATGGCTTTCGCT